TTCTACTAGAGCAGTTAACAAATACAAAAAATGGATGGAAGAAGTTGTAAAACCATTAGGTTGGGAAGTAGTTAATTGGATGGGAAGTTCTGCTGCTATTAATAATATTATAGGTAGTCTATTTGCAGCTGGTGCTGATGGTGATTCTTACAAAGATGAGGATGGAGATGGTTTGTTTGAAAAAATTAATTTAGATGATGAGGTTAAGCTTTTGTTAGAAGGTGGTGCTTATGGTCATCTCAATCATCCATTTGATGATAAAAATCTTACATTTTCAGATTTTAAAACACTAATTATTAATACACTACAGGGAAAACTGGATAGTGAAGGTGCAGTTACAGAAAAAACAGATGGTCAAAATATAATGGTAAGTTGGAAGAATGGAAAACTTA